CCCTAGAAGATTCGGCAAGAATTAAAATGCTAGCCAACGATGCATTTGTGTTATCAATTTTAAGCTGTTCGACGTTTTGATCTGAACTGCCTAGTATTGCTCCAGTGTTAGAAATACGAAGCGCCTCAGTTGGCGATGCCGAGCCATCGCGTGTAACGGAGAACACTAGTTTTGAGGGCTGACTACTTCCAGATGTCCAGGTACCGCCATCTCGCCCACCTTCAATCTGAACGGCAGGAGAATGACCGGAGTCGGTCCAGATGATTCGACCAAATGCTTCTGCGGTAGTTGGTGCAGTTGTTGTGGTCGAGAGATAAAGAGTCCCAGGACCTCCGTTATCTGAGCGATTTTGCAGAAGCGCTGTACAAACCGCAGAAGTCGAAGACGTGCCAACTAAAAGGCGTCCCGAGCTGTCGATGCGGGCGCGTTCGGTACCGTTATTACTGCTAAAGATTACGTTCTCAGCTTCAATGTCAAGGTCGAGGTAGTCTCCTGCGGTTCGGTCGTAAGCAATTAAATAGCAGGTTGAACCTGGCTGAAGTTCGATGTTTTTATTGGAGCCATTTGACACTACGAGTGGACTCAGGGGCGAAGTAGAGCCAATCCCTACTCGTGACTGGCTGTCTATACGAACAGCCTCAGTCATTACACCAGACTTGCGGGTGCTAAACGCCAAATAACCAGCGGTCGGGCTACTTGCATCAAGCGAAGCAGTGATACGCGCTTTGTTATTTAGAGTTGAGCCATCGTATTGATCGGTATAGAAGTCGATTTCCGCCATGCCATTGGCGGTACTAGCATTTGTGTTGCTTAAAGTAATGCCACGGGCTGTAGCGGTCGTGCTACTTGTGACGATATGAAGTGCGTTCCCAACACTCGAAGTCCCCAGACCTACCCTGTTATTCGCAGCATCAACGTAGAGCGTGTTGCTGTCAATATCGACGTTGCCGTTGGAGTCGATGGTCAGGCGAGCCGTGCCGCCCGTTGAAATTCCGACCTGATTGGCACCGGGCGAATAGAAACCTGTGTCAGTGCCGCTGTCCTTGAAGTAGATCGACGGTGCTGCAGCCGTGCCGTTTTCAAAGGCAATGTTGGTCCACTCGCCATCCAACTGGTACAGCGTGATCCAAGCGTTGTTGGCGCTGTTCCGCATCTTCATCACGCCAGCGGTCGTATCCGCCCAGCGCATGAAGGCGTAGGTGGTTGCTGGCTCGGTCGCTCCGCTGTTCTGGGTGACGATTGCGGAAAGGCCGTTGTTGAGATCGGAACGGACGGCAGCGCCGGTGCCGTTAGCAATCACATAATCGTGTTGAGCCATGCCGAGTCCTTACAAGGACAGTATTTGTCCAACTTTAGCCGCCTCGGCCATAGCCAACCGCACTCCAGTTGAAATTACGGTTGACCGCCGTTCCACCCGAGTTTTTGAAGGTGACCGTGAAGCCGGTGCTGCTGATGCTGGTGACCTCAAAGTATTCGCCGCTTCCCATGTTCAACGCCGTAATGCCGATGCTGGGGAGGTAGGTATTGACGCCGCCCAAGCTGGCCGTACCAACGAAAAATGGCTTGTCGAAGGTGATGGCCTTGGCGCCTGCTCCACTGGCAATCGTGCCATTGCTGTTTTCGGTGCGTCGCTGCAGCGTGGCGGTGTAGCCCAGCTCGTCGATCAGGATGTTCTGCGCCACATCATTGGACTGCAGTTCGGCTTGGAACTGGAACGCCCGTGCCTTGTAGGTGCCGCTGATGAACTCCTGGTAAGCCGACCAAGTTGGTGTGCCGCTGGGGTTGTCGTCAGTGGTGCGAACCTTCAGGACAGCATTAACACGGTTCACATCGGCGCCATCCCAATTCAGCCAATCGTCAACGTCTCCCGTGCGGCCATCCAGCGTGTCGTTCGGCAGGAAGCCACGGGTTACAAAGTGGCGCGTTAGATCCAGCGAGAAGGTATTGCCGAGGTCAAGCGTGTTGGCGAAGCTGTAGGTGCCGGTGGACGTAATATCGCCCATAAAATCAAACGAGGTCAGCGCATCAACGTCGGCAACATCGTCGAGCAATTCGGTGCCGTCCAGCGTCAGCGCGTCGTAGCCGTCGTCATAGAAAACATCAACTTGGCTGCCTTGGAACGGCGGGCTGTCTTGGTCTTCACGGCGGGTTTGAACAATCAGCTTGCCTTGGGTTTCAGGCAGGTCAATGATGATGCTGGTTTCGTTCGGGCTTAGGCGCCCACCGTCATCAACAAAGCGGACGAAAATTTCACCTTCTATCAGCGGAATTGTTGCGGTGGTTGCGTTTCCGGGAAGTGCGGGAACAAGGTCAACGGAATCGTTCCAGCTAGCCGAACCGTCAGTTAAAGCGGAGTGGCGAACATAAACAGCGCCACCATTTATAACGTCAATTTCAAACGCTGGTTCCCAGCTAAGGCGAGCGGTGTTATCGCTAAGCACCTCAAGTTGAAGGTTTTGAACATCGGCGGGGCTAGCAGTTTTGCCAGCCAAATCAAATGTTGCCGTTGATATAGGACCTGTTTTGCCTAAGGCATTTTCAACTTGGATTTGTACGTAGAGTTTGCCTTCACGCAGTCTGGTTAAAGCAGTCGATGGAGCGGTTGTATTGATTCGCTGCCAGTTGTCGCTCTCCATCCGGTATTGAACGACGTAGTTATTGACTGCACCAGCAGGTGGGATCCAATCAAGTTGAAAGCCAACAAGGGCGCTATTTCCTTCGGCGTAAAGGTATTCGTAACCATTGATGCTCGATACAGCGCCCGGAGTTTGGGTAAGCGTTGAAATTGTGGGCGTTGTAATTACAAGATCGTCTTCGATGGAGGCGTAAATGGATTCGTTGTACGCCAGTGCGGTGACACCATAAATCCCGTCGTCTGTCTCAGCGACATTCAGGACGCGGAATTGCTGGGCTTCAACGTCGCTAGTTTGGATAAGCCAGATGGCGTTGGCGTTGGGTGCTTCGCTGAACGCGCTGCTGACGTTGATTGTTGTGCCAGAGATGCTGCTGATGGTTTTGGTTTCCACCAAGCCGTTGGGCATCAGCACGGAAACCGTTGGGCTGTTGGACAGGTTGACGGTCAGATTGGTGTTGCTATCAACGGTGATGGCAGTTGTGGTGGCAGAGCTGACGCGACCACTGCGGCGTGTCCCAGCCTTCATCGGATCGGCAATGTCGATCACCATGCCGGGGCGCAGGATGATGCCGCTGTCAATGGAGACCGAGAAAGTGACGGTTTCGGTTAGGTTTTGTTCGCTCAGCAGAGCCCATTTACCAGCCCGATGGGCTTGGCCTTGGCTGTAACAACCCAGTGCTTTGATGTCTTTATTAATGATGCCGTATTTAGAAACGGCGCTTGCATCTTCAACGTATTCGTATTGAACTTCGCCAAGCGATCCGTAGGTTTGGTACGCAACTGTTGCAGTGGTATGGCGGGCTTTCTGGGATGTACCGCTGTAAACAAAAATGCCGTCAACGACGTTGCTTGGTCCCAGCAGATATTGCGAATCGCCGGGTTTGTCTTGTTGCAGCACCAGCGAACCAGCGCCGTAATACGCGATGCCACGGAACAGGCTGGTCATCTCTTGGATGACGTTGTAAACCTCGTCGCGGCTGTTGATCAGCAGGTTGCACGAGAAACGAGGCTCCAAGCCGGCCTTGCCGTTATCAACCAGCTCGTTGCAGTATTGGCTGATTGAGTAAAAGTCGTAGCGGTCAAGGCTGCTGGTAGGGACACTGGCGCCGTAGCGGGTATTGGTCAGCAGATCCCATAGGCACCACGCTGGATCGTTTGTCCATGTGGCTGCAGCAAATGTGCCGTCCCAGACACCGGCGTAGGTGATGCGACCTGGATGCGTGGTGGTGTCAACCGTGGCATTGCTCGGGATGGCAACTTTGATGCCGCGAACCAGATATTTACGGCTTGGGATGTTGTTGAATTGGCGCGAGTCAAAGCGCAGAAATGCAAGTGCAGAGTTTGGGTAGCGGAATCGCTGGTCAATAATTTCGGTGTAGCT